TATTCATTACTGGAAGATATTGTCGAATAATCTTAGTTTTAATTCCAGTGTCTTTAAGCATCTCGCCAATCGCGTCATAATATGAACGAGTCTCGAGATGCGAAGACTTATGTTCTAATGCTTCTTCGTATTGCTCTTTTCTTTTATTTAAATCAGACTCTGCATTCTGTGTATCAGTTAGCTTATCGACACTATTGTTTTGGCTCTGAAGGTCTGACATTTGCTTATGCAAATTACTAATTAGATTTTGGTTAGATCTAATATCAGATAGAATATCTTGAATTTTATTATAAGCCTCGTTTACAGATTTGAACTTATCATTTGTGGTTTTAATTTGATTTTCCAATTGTATTAAACCATCATTTAACTCCTGAGCTTTTGTCTGTGCTTCTTCTTTTTTGATCTTCTTTACATCATCACTAATCAATTGGTCACATGTAGGGCAGCAATCGTTATCTTCAAAAAACCTTGCATCCTTTACAACCTTCTTAATATTTGTGTTGATTTGAATCTTATACTCATTCAGAGAGTTTTGTTTATCAATAGTAATGTTCTTTTCTTTTAAACGAGGTGGAGCAGCTTCATCATACTTAGATTGTAACTCGTCATTGCGATTTTTAAGAAGATCAATTTCTGTAGCGATTGACTCAATTTGCTTAAGAGCTTTAGTTGATTGTTGGATATCGATATTCTTTAGATCAGAGATGTGCTTCGCTTGAAGCGTGATCTGTTCTTTAATAATATTGATTTGTTGGTCTATATCAAGAATATCACTTTTCACCTTTGAGTGACGATCTTTAACAAGAGTATTCATCTTTGTAAAAATACCGATATCGAGAAGATCCTCAATAACGTTTCTGCGCTGATATGAAGGAAGCTGCATAAACGGTATAAAATTACCTGAACCGAGGACAACTACTTGATGAAACGACTTATGATTTAGTTTAAGAATATTTGACTCAAGAACCTTCTGATAATCGCGACTATGAGATTCTTGATTAATCAGAGTACCATTGTGATAAATCTCAAAGATGTTTGGCTTCATACCTCGAATAACACAATACTTATTTGATCCAATAGAAAACTTTACTTCAACTAATAACTTTTTATTATTAATGCTATTAATAAGCTGTGGCCGATTAATATTGCGGTGTGGCTTACCAAATAATGCATACGAAATAGCATCGAGCATTGTAGATTTGCCAGCACCGTTTGTACCTACTACTAAAGTAGCAGAATCGGCATTTAATGGTATAACTGTAGGTGTATCTCCTGTTGAGAGGAAATTCTTATATGATATAGATTCAAACGTTAGCATTATATAGATTCCATTTGTTGAGCTTCTACAAATAATTCTTGAAGCATGGTTTTAAGTTTATCAGATTCCAAATCAGATTCTAAAGAATCGACATAAGTATTAAGCAATGTAGGTGTATCGAATGTAGATACATCGTCGTCACTAATATTTTCTCCTGCATATTCATCAAAAGTTTCCACGATTTTGACTTCGAAGGGTTCATAAGATTGTATTCGGTCAATAAACTTGTCAAATTCATAAAGGTCTTTTTTAGAAACAACTACGATTTTTACGTATGTTCCATTAATATCTGTTTTGGTTATAGTTTCAGTTTCTAAATCATTATACACTATTCGGCGAAATAGTACATGCTTATTTCGTACAGCTAATAACTCTCTAGTCTCAGTATCTATAGTATGAAAGTACTTAGGATCTCCTGCATCTGACCAAGTCAATTCCATTTGGGTGCCAAGATAGTGGATATTACCTTTTGTAGATTTTGTGTGATAGTGGCCAGATAAGACCATCTCATAACGAGAGAAAAGACTTGAAGTTAGACCATGTGAAGAAACTGGTAAACCTTTACCCATCTCAAACCCTTTCAATTCTAGGTGTGAAACTAAAATAGATGATTTAGAAGTGGCGATGAATTCCATACATTGATCATGATTGTCTTGAGTCATCCATGGTAAGAAGCCAATACTTAGTCCATCAAAGTCTTTATCAATTGGATCTTCATGAATAATGATGCGATCAGAATACTGGCCAAGTATTTGTGTTAATGAGTTAAGCGAATTTGTGTTCTTATAATATACATCGTGATTGCCAGGTATAATGTCCATTGTCATATCGTACTCATATAGTTTAGAGACGAAAGTTTCGTATGCATGCTCAAGAACCTTATAATTTACATATTTGCGATGATCGAAAAAGTCACCTAAATGCAATACGCGTTTAATATCATTCTCAATGCAGTATGGAAAGAACACATCCGTAAAGAACTTGTCCGCATAATCCATAAATATTTGTGATCCATTCTTGACACCAAAGTGTGTATCATTCAATATTGCTAACTTACTCATAATTTAATTCTTCTTTCAAGTGTTTTGCTGCTCCAATTACTATAGATGGATAATCTTTTTTGGATAGAGCAAATCCAGTTCCAGCTTTAAGATCTTCTTTATTTATTAAGTATTTGTGGCGATGTTCAATTTTATCAAAATTATTTAATAGCCTCACACATAGAGTATCATATTCACTATCGCTAACAAGCGATTCGTCTTCGATATAATACATATAGCTTAGTATCAAATACCATTGGACTAAAAGATTATTATCATTCGGGATGCGACTAAAAAAAGAGCTCAATTCCACGTACTGATGGGGTATCCTTGTCTTCGTTCTTGATTTTCTTTTTGAATTCTTTAATAGCAGTATCTTTATCTTTAATAGATTGATTCTTAGAACGAATAGTATTAATGATATTTTCTGAGTCTGAATTTGGCATCTCTGAATCAAAATCAGCAAATGCATCTACACCTGCATAGGCAATGTATCTTTCTTTAATATCCTGTTGTTTCTTTTCTTTAGCAATGCGTCGAAGAAATGCAAAATATGAAATTTGTGTAAAGTATGCAAAGGCATTTGGCAATCCAGTACGTGTAGCCTTATCTACATTATAATTCATGATAGCCTTAATACAATTCTCGACTGCATCCATTACCATTTCTTCTCTATATGTGTATCCAATAAAGTTAGGCTTATGTGATAGACCATCGCTTATTTTTAAGAAACACCTACCAATATAATCAGTAATAATTGGTTCATCTTCTTTATTATCCCGAGATTCATTAACACTTCGGACATAATCAACGACTGCTTGGGAAAATTCCTTATTATTAACGTAATGCTCTTTTGCGCGACGTACTCTTTTATTTTTCATAATGTATATTATACTCTAATTAAGTAAAATTGTAAACAGCTAAATTAATTTAAATTATATGGGGTTTATTGGTTTACATATTACATACAAAGTGTTATAATTGGTATAATCAACCAACCAATACCTCAGTTAGCTAATTAGCTTTCCAATCCCATCGACATTCAGATGATTTATTCAATTTACTAAAGAAGTCATCTATTGAATCTAGATTATCAAGTTCATCATTATTATCTTGATTTAATAAGTCTTTATCAATATTACTGATATTGGTTATAAGTTTCTCATAAGCAATGTATTTTAAATAAAACGATATTAATATCTTTGATGTATTACTTCTAGATATTATAGTTGATGAATTCAATTCAATAATATCATCTTGATCGACCACAACCCATGGTCTTAGTTTAACAGTTGAACTATCTCTTATTAACTCAAGAGGATTAGCAATGTATATTGCTCCATTATTTTCATCTACATCTAATTCTTCAGCTATAAGATACGATCCATCAGATAGTCTATATGTGTATAGATTCTCTCCATACAATTCTTCATAAAAATCGTTCATTTCATTGGTACCTCATGTATGTTATAATTAAAACCTTCTTTAGCATAAATCTTAATTCTATTTATAGCATGAGAATGCGTATAGTTTTTATGTTTCTTCCAGCAGAGATTATCCGCTAAGTCATAAACTATTGTCCCCTGACCAGAATCTGATTTTCTTAACCCACGTCCAATAGACTGAAGAACTCTAATCTGTGATTTTGTTGGTGCTGCAAATATAATATTATGCAGATTTTTCACATTAATTCCAGTTGAGAATGTACCAACTGATGCCACGATAATTGCGCCTGTTTCCTTTTCTGTCAATTCTCTGATTCGTTCTCGTTCTTCGGCATTCACTTCTCCTGATACGAAAAACACACTTCGATCCTTTGCTCGATCGTTAATCATCTTATATAAAACCTTACCATGTTTGTTAACAAGATTGTAGAGCACAAGTGTATTACCGCTTTGGTCTAAAGTGAGATTTGTTATAAACTTATTTCGATATTCATATGAGACAATAAAATTGATTTCATCTTGGTACTTAGCTTTAGCCATTAACTTCTTAACATCATCTGGATAGTTAAGCACTAAAGACTCAATAGTTAAATCAGCTAATGTTTGCGAATCGATTAATTCCTTTGTTGACGTCACTTTGTATGTAGGACCAAAGTTTCCTTCTAATACTAACTCATTTACTTGCCCACCATCAAGGGTACCAGTTGTGCCAATTCTAAAATATGCTTTATTTAGCCGATTCATGATGGTGGTTAAGCTCTTTGCTTTAAACGTATGAGCCTCATCTCCAACAATCATTCCGTAAGATACAAACCAATCAAGAGGTAATTTAATAGCACTTTGCCATGTAGTAATGACAATACTGGCATCAATATTATATTTCTCTTTTCCAGAGTATATCTTATGAACATCTTCTTCAGTATCAAACTCTGGATCGTTAGTCGAGTAATCACTAAAATCCTTTGTCATTTGTTCAACTAGTGAAGTAGTAGGAACTACAATAAGAACCTTTCTATCCATATCCTTTGATAGGAAATAGCGTGATAGCATGTAGATGATAAGCGATTTGCCTGATCCAGTAGGAGACAGCAGAATAGCTCTTTGAGACTTAGTAGCCTTTTTAAATGCGTCTATTTGGTAATCTCTCGCTTGAATTACATTACCTCCAGAACAGAGTGGAAGATCTTGAATAAATTTGTCAAGCTCTTCATCAATAGCACTAAGTGTTGGCTTTATATCAGAATCAACAATAAGCTCGTAGTTTCTAGATTTTGCGAATTCTGCTACTCTACCCAATAGTCCAAACGGAAGTTGATGCGATCTCATATCAAACAACCGCACTTTTCCATCCCACATTTTATTGCGAAACGCTGGCATAAAACGATAGCCTTCTACAAAGAATGTAAAATATTCACTTAGCTCTCTTAGTATACCCGAATCATCTGATTCTAGAACTATATGAGCTTCATCCTTTTTTCTTACTCGTATCATTAAACACCTGCAGTGAATTTTTTAAAATCTAAAATATTCTTAATATGACCATGTCTCCATCGAAGATTATTCATAATCTCTTCGAGAGTTTCTACAATTGCTTTTTGGTATTCAATTTTACCATTTATACGAATGATGTCTTCATCAGTTTTATAATACATATCCATATCTGATTTGAGAGGCTTAGACATGCCATCAAATGGGTCATATTTCCATGATTTTTCATCCATTTGCTCTTTTGTCATCTTACCATTATAGTAAAGCCACTTATCTTTTCGAGTTTTATCGAGTTCCATCTCATTCTTTTTTAGCTGAAGTTTAGCTAAAGAGAAAAGCTCGAGATATTTAGAATGCAATTTAGCAGACTTTACTGTTTCTTCATCAAGGTTGAGATCGTCAATTTTAACGTCTTCAGCCCACATTTTCATTATATTATCAAGTGTCATCATATTATAAAGGTATTTATACTGTAATTTTATTTAATTATTTCAAAGTAATCATATCTAAATGATACAGTGCTTTGTAAGTATTCAATACTGGTTGTTTGTGTAGTAAAATCTACTCCTCCTAAAGAAACTGGTAATGCATTTACAAATCTAATTTGCTTATTTACATTATTATGGCTTGATAGTATTGATAAAATAATATCGTGTTTAGCAGAAATATTCTCATTTGCATTAGATTGAATCCAATTAAATACTTCTATGTAATTTTTCATATCTTCATCAACCATAAAAGTTAAATCAATCGCGTCATATGTTACTTTATCGCCTGCTACAAATCCTTGATAGTTTTTAAACCCGGCCTCAGTCTCTCCTAATGATACTGTTGGAAGACTGCACGTACTAATAAAATATTCGAGATTCGAAAATTTGGGAGATTCGATTGTTACTCTAAAACCCGTAGGAGATAGCATATTAAAGTTATCTGTTAGTTGTGTCATACTTATATTTATACAAAAAAAGTGGAGGCCTCGAAAGACCTCCACTTAAATGAAGTGTTATGACTTACTTAATTAGCCAGCAACGTTGATATTAGCAACGCTGAAGTTACGGAAGTAAGGATTTTCGTTAACGACACCAACACCTGTTGCAGTTCCAACGAATGGATTCTGTTGCATACCATAACGAGTCTTGAAAGCAATCTTCGGCTGGAAGGTTGCTTCGTCAACTGCACGTACCATAGTGAGTGGTACATATGGGCAATAGAACATACCAGCATCGTATGGATTAGTTCCACGATAGCCAACTGTTACATAATCAGTAACTGCATATGGGTCGATGTAAACCTTAGTGCGACCGTTAAGAACACCTGCGAAAGTGTTACCAGTGTCATCAACATTAAGGTTAGATGCAAGAGCTGGTGCGTAATCAAGAGCACCAGCAGCTGCGAGTGCAGAAGCTACGTTACTTGAACATACGATGAAGTTACCTTTACCGCGACGAGTGTCCTTAGCAATTTGATTTGCTTCGATCTCGATTTGGAACATAAGGCTCTTGAACTTTTCAACTGCCCAACGACCGTCGGCATCAGATGCAAGGTCGAAAATAGGAGCAACTGGTGATCCAGCATCATTTTGGAAACCAGGCTTAGCAACTGCGTTGATAGTTTGGATAACTTCGCGATTGATTTCAGCAAGGATTTCAGTTGAAAGGATGTTTGCAAGTTCTGATTCAGCATCCAAGTTGTGGATAGCTTTAAGATCTTGAGCAAGCTCCATTGTGTATTCAGCTTTAAGGGCACGAGTTTTAGCTTCAACAGAAGCTTTCTCAATTGTGAAACCCATATCACCAAAACCTGAACCGGTAAGAGCTTCACCAGCGGTTTGTTCAAGACCAATACCGTCAACACCAGCAAGAGAACCTGAAGCTGTTCCAGAGAACGCTGTATTAGGCTCATCAAGACCAAGAGCTTCTGTGTCAGCTGTGGTAATTTTACCGTTATCAGGAGAAGCAGATACATCATTGTAACGGCTCTTCATTGCGAAGATAAGACCAGTAGGACCGCTCATTGGCTGAACACCTGCGATATCATAAGCGATAAGGTTAGGCATTGCACGACGTACAAGCGAGATAAGAACTGGATCAAAGTTGCTTACAGCACCAGTTGTTTGGCTATTCTCGTTAAGAGAACCGTATGCAGAAGCTTCTTGCTTAAGAGCGATCTCGGTATTTTCGAGAAGCTTAGCTGTTACAGCCTTGCGGTAGTTATCTTGGATAGCAGGTGCATCAGTGTGCTCAAGCACAGGCGCCCACTTTTTCATGTCTGTTTCTGAATTAAACATATTAATTTCTTTCTTTTATATTGTTGTTAAGTGTGGTAAATTATTTACCGTTGGGATTATTTTCTTTGATTCGTGTAAGAGCTGAAAGATATTTCTTCATATCGTTAGAGATATGTTCATTAATATCACTTTCGCCTTCTACGATAGTTTCGATTTCTGAATCTGATTCTTCAGCGATTTCAGATGATTTTGCGGAGAATACAGAAGCTTTAATTGTTGCAACCTTTTCAGCAAATGCTTCTTCGGATACAAATTCAACTTCTTCAGTAAGTGCCTTCATCTTTTCTACTTGTGTAGAAGCAAGATCTGCAGTCTGCTCTTTAAGAACCTTTTCGCGAGAAAGTACTTCAACCTTTTCAGAAAGTTCAAGTGCTTCAGCTTCCGCCAATTCAAGACTTTCTTGCATAGTTGCAGCTTCATTTTCGAGCTTATCGAACAAATCAGTTTTTGCTTCAGGTACTTCAATATAGCTTTCAACAAATAGATTCTTAAGAGAACCCATAAAGTCTTCAGCGATTTCAGTACGAAGTTTAGAATCTACTTGAATTTGATTTTCCTCAACCCATGATTCGACTACGTAATTGAGATAGTCGTCAATCTTAGTGACAAGGCTTTCTCTAATTTCAGTAACTTCTTCAACTAGATTTTGTTCGTATTTTTCTTCTAAACGAGCTTTCTCAGCAACGATCTTTTGAGATACAGCAGCTTCGAATAACGTAGATGCCTTTGCTTTGAAGTCTTCAGTTAGATTTGCTTCAGCAGAAATAAGAAGATCGAGATCCTCTGTTTTTGGACTTGCTTTAGTTTTAGATGCTGCATCAACAGATTTAATTGAATCTGTCTCATGAGTTGGTTTAACTGATTTAACATCACCTGCTGCTTTTGGTTGTGGAGCAGCTTTAGATGATTTTGCAATATCTTTTGCTGTTTTCTCTGCTTCTGCTTCTGCATCTTTAACGATAACAGCAGTTTCAGCATCACCAGTTGCAGTAGGTGGCTTAGCTTCTTCTTCCATTTCATCTTCTTCATCTTCTTCTTCTTCCTCATCTGACTCTTCGTCTTCAGATTCTTTTTTAGATTTTGAAGCTTTCAGATAGCCTTCTTCCATTTCATCTTCTTCATCTTCTTCTTCCTCATCTGACTCTTCGTCTTCAGATTCTTTTTTAGATGATTTAGATTCTCCTAGAAGAACACTCTTAATTGCATCAGAATAGCTTTGATCTTCAGTAACTTCTTCGGCAGTATCCTGCACAAGCTCCTGATCTTCAAGCAAAGCTTCTTCAGTGATGTCTTCGATAATATCTTCTGACATATATTTACTTTCTTTTTAGATTAGAGATTGGAGAGGAAATCTTGCCAAACGTTTTCTTGTGCCTCAGAGAGACGACTTGAAGTTGCTTTTCTGATCTCTGTCTCATATTTTTCAATTTGTTGAGGTTTTAGAAGACCATTATCCCAAACCCATTCTACACCTTCCATAATACCTTCAACGAAGGCTGATGGTGCAGAGGGATCTTGAACAATGTCAATTGTATTAAGAATAAAGTCATCCTTAACATATGATTTGTTTTCTCTTCTCTCAACAGTACCCATACCACGACTTGAAACACCAAGCTTAACGCCACCTTCAACGAGACCTTTCACGATTTTACCCATTGGTGTGTCAAGTATTAGTGCTTTTCCAACAACATCATTACCCTCAAATTTAAGAGATGTAATTCGATGTGAAACTTTATCAAGGTTAATCTGTGGCCCTTCTGGGTGATTTAATTCACCGACGGCTCGTCCAGTTTTAACCTGCTCCTTAACGTACTTGGCAGTTGCTTCGCTTAGTACGCTCTTAGGATAAATTCTTTTGTTGCGGTTTTCTTGTTCCGCTTGCATAAAAACGCCTTCGATGAAAACATTCTTTTCACCTTTCTCGTTTGCCTCGGTAATGTATTTTACCGCTTCTAAATGTTCTGTTATTAGTTTCATTTTTCTTTTGCTTTGTTAAAAATTTCTGATGTAAGTCCTACTTTACGTACTTCAAGTGCGACGTTTAGTTTATCTTTAACTGTTTTTTCGAATGCTCTTTGAGAACCTTCTTCATCGTTTTTAACAATGCCATTAAATATATCTTGTGCTTTCATAGTTCTATTTATAATTTTCTTAGTTTTGAGAATGTAATTTATTTATATCAAATCTTTAGTGGGGAATAAGTCTTCTCTATACTCTTCTTTGTCTATATTATAGAATTCACATGCTTCATCATACGTATCGAAATATCTCCAATCATCTATCGGATAAGTATATGTATCCTTTAGGCTAATATCTAAAACATAATCTTTATTTTCTAAGTGAGTAGCAAAGAGGATGACTGGTCTTTTTGCTCCTATTTCCAATTTATAAAATCCGTTTTCTTCTTCCATATTATAAGTTTAGTGACCACCCTTTATTGGTTGCGATGAGTTTATCGGCGGCCGTTAAATCGGCTGTAAAAGAGTTATTTCTCAAATTTAGTGTTGCTGAATGGCTAATTGTGACTAAGTGATTAAAAATTTCAAGTATAGCATCTCTATTTAAGGGGCAATATTGTAATGACACACTGTATTTAAATCCAGTTTCATCTGTTGCTCCGCCAGGAAATTTAATATAATTTAGGTTTCTAACAACGCCGAATGTATTACTGTAATCTCCAGAATCATTAGCATAAGAGAAATCTATACCTTCGATGTATTGCAAGGAAGAGCAATTATAAAAGCATTGATAATATTCTCCATCACTTGGTCCAGCATTCATCCCTACAAATTTTACTGATATTAAAGATTCACAGGTAGAAAATGTTCTATATAGTGAACTGCTAGCTGTTAAATTGTTCACATGAACTGGAGGAAGTTCTTTTCAATTGCGCTTCGTGTAGTTCAGCTTTACGAACCGCATTATCTTCTTCTTCTATATTATCCAGTTGTGTTATTTTTTCGATTGATTCAATATCAATGTCACCATCTTCTCTATCATCACCTTCCGAAGATATCTCTTTATTAATTCTATCTATATCTTCATCAGTTTGGCGCAATATATTATTACGAATCCACTTAGTAGAATAGAACTTACCAATGTGATCGCTTAACGAATCAAGCATATCAATTCGTTCTTTTAATATTTCATTTTCTTTTAGCTCAGCAAAGTAGTTATCTTCTAAAAAGTCAATTGAAATATCTTCTACAATTTCTTCCCATTCAGATTGACTAATAATGCCTTTTAGAATAAGTTGTATACGAAGAGCTTCAATCAAAATATTAGAAAATTTCTTACGAATACGGTCTATAAACTTTTGAAATTTTACCTCATCTCTTGAAATTTCAGAAGCTCTACCTAGATTAAATGAATCTTCTGAATCAAGTCGAGTGATTGGAACATTGAGAGTTTTATATAGCTTCTTTTGGAAAAATAGGATATCGTCAATTTGTCCTAAGTTTTCTCCACCTGGAAGTGTAGTAATTTCTGTACCTCTTCCTCCTTCTCTACGTGGAAGCCAAAAATCTTCTAACATAGACATATGTCTACGATCATCTTTAATATCACCAGTTTGAGCATCATAAACAAGTTTATTACGATACTTGTTCATAATACCTTGAACATATTCTTCAGCTTTACCCTTTGGCAAATTGCCAACATCGATATAAAAGATTCTTCTTTCTGGAGCGCGTGAATAACGATACATCACCAACGAATCTTCCATCATCCGAAGCTGATTAACCGGTTTTAAAGCTTTGTGTAAATACGATACAACTCTCTTTTGTGTAGCATCTAAAAGACCTGATGATACATTAATAATAGCTTCTTTCGAAATCTTTACACCAGACACTGAACTTTGATTACCGCTACCTACAACACCTGCTCCCGATCCGCTATAATCCTCTGAGTATACATAATACTCATTAACCACTTTTTGTGTAGCTACATCTGTTTTTGCGTCTGTTACCTTTTTGACCTCCTTTATCTTCTTCATAAAAAGAGATTCAACCGGTCGCAATTCTAAGATTCCTCTTTTTGGATTTTTTTCATCAATGATAACATGGAAATATATGCGTCCATCTACATACCATTTACGAAATAGGTTTTCTCCTGTTTTATTAAATTTATAAAGTGATAATACATTATCAAATTCTTCAGCAATTTTCTTCTTAATACTATCTGGTTGATCTAAGTCATTAAGAATAAGCTCTGCCGGAGCACCATTATTAGCTGAAGCAATAGCAGCATCTACGATATCACTAATAGCCGAATCACATTCTGGCTGTTGTGCTGCTTCTCTATATTTAATTATTAGATCTCTATCATTAGATGATGCTGTACCATCTAAATCAACATACTGACCATAGTATCCACCAGCTGCTACTGTCGATGATACTCCATCATCTTCAGGTTTTGGTGCAAAAGATACTACTTCCTTTTCTTTTTTAAGTTCTTTTGAACCTACCTTTTTAGTAATCTGATATCCAAATAATTCCATATAGTTTATTTATATAAAAAATCCCGCTAAGGTTTTTAAGCCCTAGCGGGATAGTTCATCAATTCTTATAAGTTAGCTTGTAGTATTGGACTCCCAATACTGATAAGCAAACTCGACTGTGAATTCTTCAATAGCGTCATTAGCATCGTAACTAAGATCAATAGCAGAGACATTCACTGGGAATGCTCCACGAATTGTGTATTCTTTTGTTACGCTGTTTTCACGATCAAGTTGCTGGACTATAAGATCAGCTTGATAAGTAGAAGGCTGTTTAGCACCTTCATTATTAACATGCTGATTAATAGTATTCATCCAACTTTCGAATGCGCTTCTTACATTGTTTGAATCTTCGTTGTAAGCAGTGATTGTCCAGTTTTCAAATGTACGGTCACCCGCAACCTTCAACTGACGACCACGAAATGGTACATCGATCTGAGCTACAACACTTGCAGGAAGCTGTGCTCCCTTACATGTGAATGATAGCAACTCTGTATCGAGACCAGCTCCAACTGGTGGATTATTAATAATAACCTTAAAGAGATTAGCGCGAGCGCCTCCTCCGATTAGTTTTGATTTAAAATTATCTACGTTAGCCATAATAGTTATTTCCTTTCTTTATTTATAATTATTTACCAACGATTTCACTAAATTCAACTCCAGTGCGTGTAGCGATAAAGTTAAGTGTAATGAAGTTAATTGAACGAGCTGGTTTGATATAGATGTCAGCAACAAAACGGTTAGTGTCAATCACTTCACCTGTATTATTAGTTTCATCACATACGACCAAGAAGTCAGTAATACCACGACGACCTTTAACATCCCGAAGGAAAGGTTCTGTCATATTTCTGAACATCGCGCGAGTGAATTCATCATTCAATTCGAACAATTGATACTTAGCAGCTGTTGCAATCGCCTTTTCAAGAACGATGAACAATCTACGAACGTTGATACGATCAAAAGCGCTTGGCTTTGCTTGTGCAGTCTTATCACCGAAGAGCAAGATACCTTGTCCAGGGAACGATACGATTGGATTAATACCAGCTTTATAGAGTTCGTCTCTTT